GCTTGTCCCATTGAGCCGGATAACAGGCTGTACCCCTTTACGTTTGCAATAGGCCGCGAACTTGCCTAGGTCCTGACGTAGGAGCCGCTTGAATTCCTCCGGGTTAGTCAGGAGCAATCTAGTTTTCCGTTCCCGTGCCGCGCGTACACTATTAAAAGCGCCGCGCCCTGCAGATACTAGGCAAGGTTCGTGACAACCTGCTATCATAGAGAACGGGCATAGTTCTAATTCAGGGATAAGGTAGAGGATACCCGTTAGGTATTCGCTCCCGTCCCCCTTAATTGTCTTTGCATTGGTGCCGACGCCTATAAGATTATACTTTGCCATGTTCTAAGGCCTTCATAGTTGTTTAAGGTGTTAGGATTATTGCATAGCACATAGATAAGGTAAAGAGCAATTATGATTTTATTTATATTTAATTAATATGGGGGCTATCCCCTTGTTTTCCCTAGCCTTTCCCCTTGCGCCTTCACCTTGTCCCTCCCGGAGTACCGCTCTGTTCTGCGTTTGTTCTGTTTTCCCTGCGTCTACGTCTACGTCCACGTCCTGTTTCGTCTACGTCTACGTCTACGTCCTGTTTCGTCCACGTCCACGTCCACGTCCACGTCCACGTCCACGTGCTGAAGTATGGGCGCGGAGATTGGCAGGCGAGCAGGTATAGGTCAGCACCATTGACCTATGACTGGCAAGCGGCCCGCAGCCTGCACTATATAAACCTTGCAAGCAAGGAATTTGTTTAGTGCGGCAAGGTGTCGCACCCATGCAATTAGTGCTAGACAGCTGACAGGCCCCCCTATAGAATCTTAATCACCGGTTCAAACGGGATCGGAAAACAACATATGGAATTAAGACCATGACAAAGTATCTTTTAGCAGCAGACGACCAAAAAGAGAACCACCTCACCCATATCCTGATGGGATACACTGGCGATGGCGCATACCAACTGATGGCCAACAATGTTTACATGGGCTTGCTGACCTTGAACAAGCAAACCGGCAAGACAGAGAACCTGCGGACGGCCATGTGGCAGACGACAGCGCGTTCCACTTTTGCCCATGGCGTGGTTCGCACGAAGTTATACAGCGCCTTCGATGGTGTAAACGATGCTTCCCTGATCAACGAGACTGCTGGTTCTGCTCCGGTCAGCAACAGCAAGACCCAACTTATCCATGCAATCGCTGGCACCCCCGAGTTCATCACCAGCACTTTAAAAGAAACGGTTTGGGGCGTTCGCCGATTCATTGATCCCAACCTAGGCTTGTGGGAAGTCGGTAACACTGGAGCGGAAATGGACATCCCAACGTATCGCGGAAAGTCCATCTTTGTTTCCGCAGTTGCGCTGGGCCGGGCATTTGGTCTGGACAAGAATGAACTGGACCATGGACCAATGGCCAAGTTCAACCATCGCATCGGGAAGTCCAAAGGCCCGCGCAAAGCTTGGGAACGCATGGGCGACAATCTGGAGGTGGCCAAGCTGGCAGCGTGGAACGATTACCACAACAGCGGGACCGGACGCCTTAACAAGATTGAGATCACACCTGAGAGCATCGATACGTTGGCAACAGTGATTCGCCGCAAGATCGAGAGCACACCAATCCGCAGCTTGGATGCTTTCCTGCCAGAATAGGAATTGCTGCAAACTCAGCCCGGACTGGCAAGCGAGCGCTGGTCCGGGTTCTTTTTTGTCCAAAAATTTCTAAAGGAAGCTCGCTGGTCGCTCGCTAAGAGGTTATGCAAGGAAGAAGATGAGAAGGTGCTCGCTGGTCGCTCGCCGGTCATCTTCTAGAGTCCTACCCCCGGGGTACCACAGTTTTGCATGTAACATATTATATATATAGGGACCCCCATAAGCGGAGCAAATTTTACCAAAATTGAAAAAAACAAAAGTCGGGGGTACACTCTGAAACTAGGCGGGGGTATTTTTAAAATAACAAAAAGAATAGTTCTTTTCCCTACTCCTAATAACACATAATATTATTCTTCTTATTATTCTTTTACTATTACATAATAACACATAAGAGTTCTCTTGGGGAGTGCTGAAGCTAGGGTAACACGTAAACAAAGACCTTGCAAGGCCCTTTCTTATAAACTATAATAAAAATATTCTAGAGAGGTGTCTCTCTTTCACTGGCGCAGCAAGGCTTAGTCTATGCTACCTTACTTCAAAGAACTGACAGAGGCAGGAGTGCAACCGTTCTGTGCTAAGACTGTCTACTCTACAGTCCTCAGTCCGGAGACAGAATGGGTAAAATACTTTAACTTCACAGCGTGTTCCATAGACCCAGAGAAGCACCTCCTTACGGATTCTTTTTATTCTTGGCTCTACCAGAGGCACAGGTACAAAGCGGGGGTACTGTGCATGGAAAGTAAAACAGTCTATAACTGGCACCGTGACTCCAGCAGGGGAACCTGTATAAACACTGTCTTACCTCCTCTGTCTGGGAGTGCTCCCTCCTCTTCCTCCTCCGCCACCTACTTCAGGAACTCCAGAGACACTGAAGCAACAAACCATCAGGTCATAGAGGTACCCTACCGGCCCGGAGTAAGGTTTATATTCAACAACCAAGAAGATCATATGGTTGTAAACCACCTAGGTATCAGGTTAGTATTAACATTAGAGTTTGACGAACCCAAAGAAGTTTTATCTTTTAATACCTTACTAAATGAAATAGAACAAGAGTTTCTACAACCAAGAGCATATCAGTAAAGCAAGGGAGAAGTCACCAGTGAGTGAAACAGAAGAAGTACTATCTGGAAAGGAACCCAGACCCAAGGCAAGGTCAGAGGCCTACGATCTTACCAAGACACAGACCAGATTTGCAGAACTATTTATAGAAACCAATGACCCCATACACTCACTGGTGGAGGCAGGGTACGCCCCTGTGAAGACCAAGGACGGGAGACTGGACCGTACCAGAACAGGGCGCAGAGCACAGCAGTACCTCTCCAATCCCAAGCTCAGAGCCTACATAGAAATCCTCAGAGAGGACGTTGTAGAGAAGGTGTCTTGGAACGCACAGAAGGTGCTAGACAAAATGTACCAGACCTATATGAGGGCCACAGAGGCAGAGGACTATACCAATGCCAACCGTTCTCTGGAGAACATGGGCAAGCACCTTGGCATGTTCATTGACAAGAAAGAGATCAAGCAGAACACCACCACCACCTTCCAAGGAATAGACGAGACCTTTACCCCGGACGTAGACAGTGACATACAGAGACTGGCCAACATCTCAGGGTACTCTGTGATCAAGGGAGGGAAGGAGTGAGCACTTCTCAAGAAGTTCTTCCACCGCAAGAACACTTGTTAAAACTCAGAGAGACCCTCTACCTACAGGCCATAGAAGCTGCAAAGCTAGACTTCTTCTCTTTCACCAAGTTCATTGCTCCTTCTCTGGTCCCTGATTTTAAAATAGGAAAACACATAGAAGTAATCTGTCAGAAGCTACAGAGGGTGGTGGACTCACCTGACCCACAGAGGCTCATGGTATTCCTCCCCCCGCGTTCCTCCAAGAGCCTGATCTGTTCTCAACTGTTTCCCGCGTGGTACATAGGAAACTACCCCTCTCACGAAATAATGAGTATCTCTCACTCTGACCAGCTGGCCTCAGACTTCGGCAGAACTGTCAGAGATATCCTAAAGATGCCCCTCTACCAAGAGATATTCCCCGCTGCCACGCTCAGAGAAGACGTAAGAGCAGCTGGTAAGTGGAAGACCAAACAGAACGGTATCTACTACGCAGCGGGGGTACGCTCACAGATAGCAGGGCGCGGAGCACACATTGCACTGATAGACGATGCCATGTCAGAGGAAGATGCCTTCTCAGAGGCAGGCAGAAGGTATATCAAGGAGTGGTACCCCTCTGGTCTCAGAACCAGACTGATGCCCAATGGCTCTGTCATCATCATCAACACTCGGTACCACGAAGATGATCTCTGTGGCTGGCTCCTCTCCAACGAGACAGAAGATACAATACCGTGGGATGTTATCTCTATCCCAGCGTGGCTAGACGAAGACTCAGCAGACCTGCTAAACCTGCCAGAGGGTTCCTCCTACTTCCCGGAGTGGAAACCTGATGAACTCCTCCGACTAGACGAGGCAGAGATCAGGGCCAACAACGGGGGCAAGTACTGGCAAGCCCTGTACATGCAGAACCCCACGCCTGACGAAGGGTCTGCCATCAAGGCCCACTGGTTTCAGAACTGGGAACTGGAAGACCCGCCAGAGTGTGACCTTATCATTCAAACCTATGACACTGCCTTCTCCACCCGGAGCACCGCTGACTACTCTGTGATCCAGACATGGGGCATCTTTGAGTACCTCACCACTGACCTAGCCGGGAGAGAGTACATGGCCCCTAACATGATTCTACTGGGCAATGTCAGGGAGAGACTGGAATACCCAGAGCTAAGAAGGACAGCGCAAGACCTCTACGACTCCTACCAACCTGACATTTGTATCATAGAAAAGAAAGCCTCTGGGCAGAGCCTGATACAAGATATGCGTAGGGCAGGTCTCCCTGTGTTGGATTACCTCCCAGACCGTGATAAAGTAGCAAGGGTACACGCAATTACGCCTATACTAGAATCTGAAAGAGTCTGGCTCCCCCGAGGGAAGGACTGGGCCGAGGACCTATTTGCAGAGGCCATACAGTTTCCCTATGCCAGACACGATGACCAAGTAGACGCCATGGCAATGGCCATACACTACTTGAAGGAATCTTGGCACCTGTCTCACCCTGATGATCCCTCCTACGAGGAAGACGAGTACAAACCTAAAAAGAGAACCTACTGGAACTGGAACTAGAAACTTATGACAATATCCAGAGCAAGCATTCCCAGAGAACTCAGAGGTGGTAAGAAAAGAATAAAAACCTCTACCATAGGGAAGGGAAAGAAGATAGTATCAAAGAATACAAGGCGAAGCCGCAAACCCGGTAAGCCAAGCAAGGAAAAGGTCTAGACCATGGCAGTTGAACGTAACCCACTCTTGATGATGGAGCCAGAACTCCAGCAAGAAATGCCCACCTCTAACTTTGACGTAAGAGGAGAAACTCCCTCCATAGAGGCAGAGATGCTAGAGGAGAACATCGTCAACTTTATGCCCACAGAAGACGGGGGCGTAGAGGTAGAATTTGGAGAGATGGAAGAGATGATGATCTCTGGTCCCATGGGGTCTCACTTTGAAAACCTAGCAGAGTACCTAGAAGAAGATGACCTAGTAGACATAGGAAACACGGTCCTAGACTCCTACGAAAGTGACAAGGAGTCCAGAGAAGAGTGGGAACAAATCTTTGAGCGTGGTTTTGATCTCCTTGGTCTCAAGCTAGAAGAAACCACAGAACCCTTTGACGGTGCCTGCACAGCTGTCCACCCGCTCCTGATAGAGTCAGTGGTCAAGTTCCAGAGCAAAGCATCTCAGGAACTCTTCCCCTCCGGAGGACCTGTAAAGTCCCAGATCATAGGCTCCTCCACCATTGAGCGCGAGAAGCAAGCTCAACGTGTCAAGAACTTTATGAACTACCAGCTGACAGAACAGATGCCAGAATACTTTGAGGAGCAGGAGAGACTTCTCTTCCACCTCCCTGTGATGGGGTCTGCCTTTAAGAAAATCTACTATGACCAGCTACTGGAAAGACCAGTGTCAGAGCTAGTTCCCGTGGACCACTTCTATGTTTCCTATAATGCCAAGGACCTCAGAACAGCCAGCAGGTACACTCACCTTATCTTCCGTTCAGAGAATGACTTCAGGAAAGACGTTGTCTCTGGCATGTACCGTGACGTTGAACTCTCCAAGCCTTCTGCTCCTGATCTACCAGAGATGACCCAGAAGATGGACGAGATCATGGGCATCACCTCCTCTGGCATGGACCTAGAAGACCCCCAGTACGTTCTCCTGGAACAGCACTGCTACCTAGACCTTCCAGAACCCTATTCTGACCCAGACGGTATAGCTCACCCTTACATTGTAACCATAGAGGAGAAGAGCAAGAAGGTCCTCTGCATCAGAAGAAACTACAAAGAGGGTGATCCCAAGAAGGAGAAGAAACTTCACTTTATCCACTACAAGTATGTACCGGGGTTTGGTTTTTATGGTCTTGGTCTTATTCACTTCCTAGGCAACCTGACCATGACAGCCACCACTGCCATGCGCTCTCTGATAGACGCAGGACAGTTTGCCAACCTCCCCGGTGGTTTCAAGGCCAGAGGCGTCAGGCTGGTGGGCGACAATGAACCAATTGCCCCCGGTGAGTTCAAGGAGGTGGAGAGCACAGGCATTGACCTGAACAAGGCCATTGTAACTCTCCCCTATAAAGAACCTTCTCAGACCCTGATGGCCATGATGCAGTTTGTCATAGGAGCAGGACAGAAGTTTGCAGATTCCACAGAGCAGGTGCTTGCAGATTCCAAGAACTCTGGACCCGTGGGAACCACCATGGCCCTACTGGAAGCCTCTTCAAAGTTCTTCTCTGCCATTCACAAGCGTCTTCACAAGGCACAGAAAGACGAATTTGCAGTCTTGGCCCAGATAAACTATGACTATCTACCCCCTTCCTACCCCTACGAGGTGGTGGGAGGAGACCAAGAGGTGTTCAAACAGGACTTTGACGGGAGAATTGACATCATTCCTGTCTCTGACCCCAACATTCCCTCCTCTGCACACCGTATGGCACTGGGGCAACTGGCAATTCAGCTTGCCAGCCAGACTCCTCCCGGTACTTTTAACATGCCAGCCCTCTACAGAGAGGTGCTGACCGCTGCAAACTTCCCAAACCTAGACGAAATCCTCCCACCGGACCAAAAACCAGAGCCCAGAGACCCTCTGGCAGACATAATGGCAGCTACCAAGGGCCTCCCCATAGCTGCTTTCCCGGGTCAGAACCACGAAGCGCACATTCAGTTCAAAACTTCCTTCCTGAAGGACCCTGCCACCGGGGCAAACCCCATGATGAAGCAGATTGTACCCATAATCAACGCAAATATCCGAGATCACATGATTATGAAGTACCAAGAGCAGGTTCTGGGCATGGTAGAAGCCTCTGGAGTGGCCAGTGACCCCAAAACCACGGAGATGGTCATGGCACAGGCCGCAGAAGAGGTGGCAAACGCCAACGCTGCCATGGGCGTGGCCCAAAGTCCAGAACAACAGATGCTCCTACTGGAGAAAGAGCGGTTAGAGTTTGACAGAGAGAAGGCGCAGGCCGCAACTCTGAAAGATTCTGCAGAGATTGCCCTGAAACAGCGTGACATGAACCTCAGAGAGAAAGAGAACATGAACGATCTGGTTATGAACGTGGGCAAGATGGAAACAGAGGAACGCAGGGACAACCTGAAGGCTCTGGAGAGTGCCGCCAAGCTAGAACTGGAGCGTGACAAGGCAGAAGACAACAGTGAGATTAAGGCAGCGGACACTGCCATGAAGTCTCTGCTGGCCATGGCACAGAAAGGATAGAAGCGTGGTAGATTCACCGATAACTCAGAGACAACTAATAGGTAACCTGCCAAGTTACTTAGAAAGACGCCCCCTGACAAAGAAACAACAAGAGTTTGTTCAACAGGTAGAGGAAGAACAAGACCCCGGTGGTACTCTGCGTAGTAGGTTTCCTATGTCTATGCCTGCTCCTGCTCCTGCAGGACTAATGGCCACTCCCCAAGTACAAGAACCAAATGAGGAAAGCTCTATGATTGATGTAGATTCAATTAAAAGTTATCTAGGTAATCTTTTTTCTCCTTCTGCTGGCGCTCCCCCTGCCATTGAAGAGCCTGTTACTAGAACACAGGTTAGAGCTTCTCCTCATCCAGAACCAGAGCCAGACGGAGGTCCTCCAGCTGATGATTCTTTTGAAGAGCCTGTTACTAGAACACAGGTTAGAACTTCTCCTCATCCAGAACCAGAGGCAGACGGTGGTGTAGCAGCTGAACCTTCTTTTGACGATGCACTTATTCATACAATTAAGTACTACGAAGGAGCACCTATACTAAAGGCAAGAAAGCCTGTAAAGGGTGATCCTTATACCATTGGCTACGGAAGAACCAGAGACCTTGAAGGAAAACCTATAACTAAAGATACTCGAATCACAGAAGAACAAGCAGATCAAATGCTCAGAGAAGACCTAGACACTCGTCTAAAAGAGATTAAAAGGGCCTATCCTAACTTTGACACCTACTCTACAGACTTACAACTGCAAATAACCCAGTCTTACTACAGAGGCACTCTGACGCCAAAGGCAAGTCCAAAGACCAGAAAACTTATCAACAAAGGAAAGTTTAGGGAAGCTGCCAAAGAGCTTGTAAATAATAAAGAATATGAAAACGCTAAAAAACTTGGAAGATCAGGAATTGTTCCAAGAATGGACGATGTAGTCCTAGCACTAAATAATGAAGCTGACAAAATGGGAGATGACCCAGTTCAAGTGGCCAAGCGATCCACAGGTGGAAGAATGGCCAGTAACCCTAACCCCTACGAACCGAAAGCTATTTAGTATGCCCCTGACCCCCGGTAAAAGTAAGAAAGCTATCACAGCTAATATTAAAAAATTAAAAGGAGAAGGGTACTCACAGTCTCAGGCAGTGGCCATTGCCATGTCTACCTCTAAGCAGTCTAAGAAAAGACCTTCTAAAAAAAAGCGTAGGATGACCAGATCAAAGGTAGTATGATTAGCATATCATGGATATGTTTCAGGAGATTAAAGAAGCTTTTTCAGAACAACAAGAGAAACTAAAAGTTTTGCTTGCAACCGGACAGGTAGAAGACTATAACCAATATAAGCAGTTGGTGGGAACTATCTCAGGAATTGAGTGGGCTTCCACAGAACTAAACCGTATTGTCAACAATAGAATGGAGAGAGAAGATAACTATGATTAATCCTCAACTAGGCGGGGCTATTACAAATGATGCATGGATTACCAAGAATGATATACCGGACCCAGAGATTCTTCCAGACCTTCCCGGTTATCATGTTCTTGTTAGACCTACCTCTATCAGAGAAAAAACAAAAGGAGGAATCCTCCTACCAGAGAAAGCCAGAGATGATATTGCCTATCTCACCACTGTTGGTAGAGTTCTTAAAGTAGGAACACTGGCCTACGAAGACAAGGATAAATTCCTTGGAGGTGCTTGGTGTAAAGAAGGTGACTACGTTTGCTACCAGAAACTCACAGGTACCAAGTTTGTCTATAAAGGTGTAAAGCTCCTCCTTATCTTTGATGATCAGGTCTTGATGAGAATCTCTGATCCAGAAGATTTAGATACTACCCTTGTATTAGGAAACTAATCATGGTATTAATATTAAGATAAGAAGCGTATCATGGTATTAATATTAAGATAAGAAGCGTAATCTTAGTTTCGCAACTATGGAGAAAGTATAAATGAGCGAAGAACAAGAAGCAGAAGTTAAAGAAAACGTAGCAGAAGAACTAACGGACTGGAACGAAGTTGATCTTTCAGCTACCTCAGAAAAAGAAACAGTGGAGTTTGAAGTTGAAGACGCTGCTCCAGAGGTGGAGGAAGAATCTGACCCTGCACCTGCCCCTCCTGTAGAGGCAAAAGAAACTCTACCTGAACTAGACGGTATTGAGACCAAGGGCGCAGAGAAAAGAATAAGACAGCTGGTGAAGCAGAAGAAAGAACGTGATAATAAAATTGCAGAGTTAGAAGCAGAGCGTCAGTCTCTGATACAAACTGTAAACAGCAGAGACAAAAGCACTGTAGACCTACAAAAGAATACCTTTGACCTAACAGAGAGTCAGCTACAGAAGCAAACAGAACTGGCCAAACAATCTTACTTATCTGCCTATGACTCAGGCGATAAAGAAAAAATGTTAGAGGCCCAAGAGATTTTAAGTAAGTCTCAACTTGACCTGAATAACATTGAACAGAATAGAACGCAGCTGGCTCAGTACGAAAGAACTCTGGAAGAAAGAGAACAGAGGCAACAGTACGCACAAGAGCAGCAGCAAGTACAGGCCCAAGCTCAAACCACTGACTATGATCCACAAGCAGTGGAGTGGAGCCAAAAGCCAGAGAACAATTGGTTTGGTGCTGATAACATTATGACTGTGGCGGCTCTTACAATAGACGCACAGCTTAAAGAAGAAGGTTATGACCCCGCCTCTCAAAGTTTTTATTCAGAGGTGGACTCTAGAATGAGGCAGGAGTTTCCGCACAAGTTTAACCAAGAAGTGCAACAGGAAGCCCCTGCACAAAGAAAGACTCAACAGGTGGTGGCAGGACAGTCGCGCAGTTCTTCCTCCAACTCCTCTTCTAAAAAAGTTAAGCTTACTCAAGAAGATGTAAGACTAGCTCAGAAGTGGAACATCCCTCTTGAGAAGTACGCTGCTGAAAAAGCACGGGCAGACCGTGCAGCAGGAGAGTATGTACCCATCACTGGGTAAGTTAAGTCAAGTGCGCGTAACAAAAGCAGAAGGAGCGTTTAAAGATGAGTAAAGCAAGTAGCAGAACAACACAGACAAGGGAAACTGAGGCAAAAGAATACACTTATCAAGAACCAAATTATCTTGATGTACCTGCGCCTGTTGTAGATAGATTCACCAATGAAGACATGGTTCTCCGCTGGGTGCGTATCTCCCTCAAAGGTGAAGATGACTATAAGAACGTAGGTAACAAGATGACACAGGGATGGGTATTTGTAACTCCTGAAGAAGTTCCTGAGATGTTACACTCTGCCACTGTTTTAGATACCGGACGTTACACCAACTGCGTTGTACGGGGGGATGTCGCTCTAGCCAAGATGCCCCGTGGAAAGTCAGTTGCCAGAAATGATTATTACGAAGGAAAAGCTAACGACCTTATGGAGGCTGTAAACCAACAACTTATGTCGGCTTCAAACTCCAAAATGCCCATTTCAAACAGTAGCACTTCAACTGTAACCAAGGGTAGAATGCCACAATTTCAGGCTTAGATGCCTGCTACTTATTCTACTCATCTTTAAAAGGAGAGCGTAGTATGACTACTACAAAAGCCCTAAACGGTCTCACTCCTTCTCGTCGATACTCTGCTGGTTCCAACACCACGCAGACTCGTAACTACCGTATTGCATCTGGCGCTGCCGGGAACATCTTCACGGGTGATCTTGTCCACGTCAGAGGTGGTTATGTATCTGTTGTTGGTAATGACTCCGGTGCCGCTGATCACCCAATTGGTGTGTTCATGGGTTGCTACTACGAGGAAGACGGTGAGCCAAAATTCCGTAAACACTGGCCCACGGGAACGTCGGCAAGCAATGCTTATGCAATTGTTTGTGATGATCCGCAAGCCACGTTTGAAATCCAATGTGACGCCAGCGCCTCTGTTGGCGATATCATGGAACTAAACTTTGAAGTTACCCGAGGTGCGGGTTCTACCTTTACTGGACGTTCAGGCTTTGGCCTAGACGTTGCCAGTCGTACCAGTGGCGTAGCTGCAATGTTCCGCATCGTTGACTTTGTTGATACCCCCGGTAACGACATTGACATTGCTGCAGAACGTGCCTTCCCAGTTGCGGAAGTTCAACTTATCCACCACCAGTTGACACGTGTGTCTTCTGGCGCTTAACCTGAAAGGAGCTTAGACAATGGCTATTAATAGAGCTAGTATTGCCAAACAGCTTCTGCCGGGTCTTAATGCCGTCTTCGGTATTGAGTACGGAGAAGTTGCTGATGAATACAGTGTTCTTTATGAAGTAGAGAACTCTGACCGTGCATTTGAAGAAGAAGTTCTCTTCACTGGATTTGGCGAGGCACCTGTCAAGGGTGAAGGCGCTGCTGTCCAGTATGACAATGCACAAGAAAGTTACACCTCACGTTATACGGCTGAGACCGTTGCCTTGGCCTTCTCTGTAACGGAGGAAGCTATGGAAGACAACCTCTATGACACGTTTGCCAAGCTACGTGCCAGAGGGCTTGCTCGTTCCATGGCAAGTACTAAGCAGACGAAAGCTGCTCAGACGTTCAACCAAGGCTTTGCCGCTGCGGTAACTGGTGGAGATGGACAACCAATGTTCAGCGCCAGCCACCCCACGGTAGGTGACGGTACTCAAAGTAACCTTATTGGTACCACGGGTACGGTTGATCTTTCTGAAGCTGCTCTAGAAACTGCTTTGGTGTCTATTCAGACGTTGAAAGATGATAGAGGTATCTTGATCGGTGCAGGTGCGGTTTCTCTGCACATTGCCCCGAGCAACCAGTTCACTGCAGACCGTGTTCTGAACAGCCCCTATCAGTCAAACACGGCTGATAACAACATCAACTCCATTAACCATCAGGGTATGATCCCCTCTGGTTACATGGTGAACAAGCGATTCAGTGATCCTGATGCGTTCTTTATCAAAACTGATGTTCCCAACGGAGCAAAGATGTTTATCAGAGCGCCGCTTGCCACCAAGATGGAGCCTGACTTTGACACGGGTAATCTCCGGTTCAAGGCCAGAGAACGCTACAGCTTTGGTTGGTCGGACTGGAGAGGTTACTTCGGTTCACAAGGAGCGTAGTTCTTACTACAGTGGAGGGAGTCTAAAAACTCTCTCCACTACTTTTTCACACTCACACTTACATATTTGAATGGTACCCCCGAGGGGGTGCTGGTCTAGGAAAGGACTGTTCACTATGCCTACACATTTCCCCAACGGAGTTTCTAACCAAGTAAAAGGTAACCCGCTTTTTAATTACCCTTACATGGACCCTTTTAAGTACTACACGTACTACGATGATTTCTTTGAGTACCACTCTGGTATCTACACCATCACCACCACTGAAGCTGGAACGGGTTCTGCCACAGAGGCTATCACTGCTGGTGCAGGTGGACAGCTATTGATCACCAACGCTGCAGGAGATAATGATCTAGACTTCTTCCAGTTGAAGGGTGAGTCTTTCAAATGGGATTCTAGCAAAAGAATGTTCTTTACGGCTAGGTTTAAAACCAATGATGCTACGCAGTCAGACATTGTCATGGGTCTTCAGATCACTGATACTACCCCTCTGGACATTACAGACGGTATCTACTTCTTAAAAATAGACGGCGATACTCAACCTGATCTTGTCATTGAGAAAGACAATGATTCTAGTCTGAGTGCTCTGGAGATGAACGCAATGGCAGATGATACGTTTGTCACGCTTTCTTTTGAGTATGATCCTCTGGACGTTGCCACTGGTGGTCCAGTGTTCCGCGCCTACCAAGATAACGTAAAGGTAGGAGAGATTGCAAGCACCACCAATGCTCCTGATGACGAAGAACTTACTATTTCTTTCGGTATTCAAAATGGTGAGGCAGTTGCTAAGACTCTGACCATTGATTACATTCTTGCAGCGGTGGAAAGATAACCCCTCTGCAGTTTGGAAAGATATAAAGTTTGATCTATAATAAGGGGAGGATCAGGAGGGCAGTCTTGCCTTGCAGGGTTCTCCCCTTTTTTACTCAGGAGAAAATGAATGAGTACTACAACTAAAATAGCACAGGTGGTGGGAGGTGCAGGTGGTAATGGTTTTCTGGTGGATACCATCAGTAGCGTTACTCTGTCTGACACTCGTATCAGAATGTACACCTACGCTGTCACCGTTGCTTCAGAAATTGTCATAGGAGATTCCAAGGGTCCTGTTATTAAACAACCTGTTTTAGCTGCTAACACTGGTGATAGTATTTATATGGAGGACGATGGTATCCGGTGCAAGGGAAATGTCTCTGTTGCTGGCGCAAGTAACGCTGGTAAAATTTATGTTTACTATGGCTAGGAGCTAGGCTGTGGATTTTAATTCTCTTGTCAGCATCATCATAGAAACTACTGAGAACGATGGCTCAGAGTTTGTAGGTGCTCTCCCTGCCATGATACAGAGAGCACAGGAGAAGATGCAGAATGATCTGGATGATCAGGGTCTGGTCTCTTATGCCAGTGTGGCTGTATCAGCTTCCACAGCAGAGGTATCTGTCCCTGTGGGTGGAGAGATCATCAAGACCTTCTCCATAGAAGTAGGAGGTGCCAGAACACAGCTGAAGCATAGACCCTATGAGTACCTGCTGGACTACTGGCCTGTGTCAGCTTCCACTGGTACACCTAGGTACTATGGCTTTAAGACCAACACAGAGATCAGAGTGGCCCCCACGCCCTCTGCCACGGTAGATTCTCAGATAGGGTTCATTGCACAGATTACAACTATTACATCTACAAGCCCTACAAACTACTTTACTACTCACTGTGAGAACGCACTGTTCTATGCTTCCATGGTAGAGGCTTCTCTCTTTATGAAAAGCTTTAACACAACTCCGGCGTGGCAGCAGGAGTACCAGAGTGAGATAGACAGGCTCAGAAACAGAGCCAGAAGAAGCAGACAAGATGATATGCAAACTAGTTTCAGTACAGCCGGTGGTCCTAATACACTGGTCAAAGGGAGTGATTAAGAATGGTAGTTCCAGTAGATAATCGTAGTTATATGAAGAAAGCCACTGATAGAGCTAAGACAAGAAAGCTAAATAAAAAGAAAAAAAATATTGGTGCTGCAAGTTCATTTACTAAAAAGGGTACTCCTCTTGGTAGATCAAGAACAAGCACAAATCAAAGTGATGACACGGGTCCAGCTAAAAAGATAGGCTCTGCTCCTAAAGCTTTATCAAGATCATTAAAGAAAAAACCTGTAAATCCTAAGATGGCAGACTCAGCAAAACGAATAAAAGCAAATCCTGAGCTATATGAAAAACCTGAAAGGATTAAGCAGTCTACTTCACTAAAAGCTAAACCTTTTATAGAAGATGAGGGAGGACAGGGAAGAGCTTCTTCTAATTTTAAGACTCAGGGTATGATTAGGAAGGCTCGTAACTCTACTAAAGCTTCAGCACCTAAACCAGTAAAAGGCCCAAAAGCAGCCCAGAGCATCAGTAGCACCGGTGGTGTTGGTCTTAAAGGTAAATCTAAAGCTAAACCTTTTATAGAAGATGAAGGAGGACAGGGAAGAGTTTCTTCTGATTTTAAGACTCAGGGTATGATTAGCAAGGCTCGTAACTCTACTAAAGCTTCAGCACCTAAACCAGTAGGGAGAAGGGCTTCTCCTCATCCAGTCAGTCCTAAACCTAAACCAGCTGCACCTGCACCTGCTGCATCTGCTGCACCTAAGAAAGCTCCTAAGAAAGCTCCTAGACCTCGATCTAAACCTAGTAGACTTACAGGCGGAGGTATGGACGCAGAATTACTTGCTACACCAGCAGGAGTGACTTCTGGTAGAGTTAAGAAAACAGCTAGGTCTTCTGAAACTAGCGGAGAAGGTTTTGATCCGGGTGAGTTCAAAACTACAGCTGTTATAAAGAGTGATCCCACAGAAGGGGGAATGTACGCATTCACTCCTAAAGATAGTAAAAGTATCATGGGCATGACCCAAAAAGGTTACGATGAAATGATGGAGGACTCCTCTGGTGAGAAGAGAGGCGGCAGACCGGGAAGAGGTAAGCTCAAGACCCAAGGTATGAATAAGAAAGGTAAGCGTAAAGCTGGGTTCTCCGGGAAAGGGGCAGGCGCAGCACTAAGAGGATTTTAAAAGTGAATAGAAAAATTAAGTTTCAAAATGGGGGTAGAGCTACACCTTATAATCCTGTGGGTCACTTGACAAATTCTGAAGAAACTGAAAGACAAAGAATAGCAGGTAATAAAGCTGCCAGAGAAAGAACGCCTGTAGACAAAAAAGGTAAATACTGGTGGTCAGAGTACACAGACCCCTTTACAAAACCTGTTGATAAGTTTCTTTCTGGTGCACTAGGTCCCGCTGCAAAACCTGTACAAGGCTTGCTAAGTTTGGGAACTCCTGCAGAATCTATAAACGAGGTTTTAAATAAACCTACAGCAGAGAATATGATAACTGCTGCTACAGATACTGCTTTAACAGCTGCAGGACTAAAGACACTTGGTGCACCAGCAGCAAAAGTAGCACAGAACGTAAATAGAACAACACCCGGAGGAAAAGACATGGGTAAATATAAAGTAGCTGAAAGTATATATAACAAAGCTAAAAAAGCTTTGCAGGGATCAACAGGGAAAAAGATTAAAGAAGATGCAAAGCCTAGACCAGTTTCTAAAACAGAGTTAAATAATATTAAGATAACAGATTCTAAAGGTAAGAATATACCACCTCGTAATCCTAATGTAAAAGTAGATGCAAAGCCTAGACCAGTTTCTAAAACAGAGTTAAATAATATTAAGATAAAAGATTCTAAAGGTAACAAGATAAAGTCGCCTAAAGGAGGTCCATCTACCCTTGTACAAACATTAAAAAATAATCGCGGTAAAATAGGAGTAGGCACAGGTGTGGCAGCTGGTACTCTGTTGACCTCTGACGAGAAGGCTAAGAAGGCTAAGAAGGCTAAGAAGGCGTCAGGTGGTAGTAGCCAGAACCCGCGCACAGGTTATAGACAAAGTCAATCTAAAGGTGCCAACGAAGAATTAGATATTAGCCCCGGTGGAAAAACTAAGAAAGCTTCTAAGCAACCAGACGATGGCTATAAGTTCTACGGTAAAGAAGGCACAGGCCTAGGAGACTTCTCTAGAAAATATGGAATGCAATACGCCACTCCGGAGCAGTTTGAAAAAGACTTCAACATGGACGACGGTGAGAAGGCAGGTGGCAGACCGGGCAGGGGTAAGATGAAGACCCAAGGTATGAACAAGAAGGGTAAACGTAAAGCTGGGTTCTCTGGTAGAGGCTCTGGCGCAGCACTGAGAGGATTTTAAGTAATGGCTATGAACTACATGAGTGCCAAGAAGAGAGGACTTAAAAAAGGAGGAAAGGTTGGAAGCGGCTCCGCCTTGTCAGGAGGTAACAAAGAAGACTACCTTATTCCTGATCAGAACCCTCCCGTGGACTCTGAAAAATTAAACGCCTTCAACGGTAAACCCACAGGGCAAGGCTACGGCGCAGCTAGAATAGGACCGGACGTTGTCTGAGGAACAAGAGAAGAAGAGGTGTTCTAATCCTTCCTGTCAGTGCACAGGTTGTGAAGATTGTTCTTGTACCAGCGAAGGAGGTTGTTCTTGTAACCCAGTTCCTTCAGAGGAATAGATAAGAAAGGAAATATATGGTGGAAGACTTTAGTGTATTTCAAGCTGTATCAGACTACGGACTTGCCATAGTTGCCACCATAGGAGCAGGAGCGGCAGCTTGGAAACTTCTTCATTTTATGCTAAGAGATGTAGCATCTGCTCTGAAAGGACAAGATGATATTATAATTGCTCTGATAGATAAAAGCAACAGAGTAGAAACTTTAGTACAGAGAATAGATTCTAAGCTGGACACAGTTCTTCAACAGCGTTCAGACCCTCTTCTAAAGGAAACAACAGAAAGGTACCGTTCCTGATGGCTTTTGAAAAATATAATTTAACAGTGAAGCCCTACGGTATAAAGAAGGTAAACGTAGAACAACAGCTTCCCTCTGGTAGGAGGATACCTTATATGAAACCTCTTCCCCTGAAGGGAGGAGGTAAAGTTATGGATACCCTTGTGAAACCAGCTTGGATGAGGAACAGATAAAATGAAAGAAAAAGATGATAAAAAAGAAATAGAAGCTTACATAGATATGGTAGCAAAAGATAATCCTGATCTTACTAGAAAAGAAGTTTTTGCTAAAGCCGGAGACCTGTATACTAAAGATTCTAAAGCTGCTACCAAGAGTGCAATAAATAAAATAAAGCTAAAGCATTATATGGCCAATGCCCCTAGAACTAATTTAAAAGCAGGTGGTCTGGTTGGCAATCCATCACGCATGAGGAACAGGTAGTACACAATGGCCATTGCAACCACATCAGACTTTGACACTACCTTCTTTATAGACGAGGTAATAGAAGAAGCCTATGCCATGCTAGGTGGTCAGGCAGAGCTTGCCAATGATGCTATCACTGCCAGAAGGTCACTGAACCTGATGCTGACAGACTGGCAGAACCGTGGTGTCCTCCTCTGGGGTACAGACCTAGCCAGCACCACGCTGGTCACAGGGACAGCAGAGTATACGCTCCCTGCAGAGACCGTGGACGTTCTCTCTGGGTATATCAGACTGACCTCCAATAGCAATGACTTTCAGATGAACCGAATAGGCTACGAGGAATACGAGGCTATCACCAATAAAACAACCTCTGGTAGGCCCACACAGTTTGCCACGCTCAGAGGGAGAGAGAACGTCAGTGCTTTCTTCTTCCCTGTGCCTGACGCAGCAGATACCTACACTTTTAGAAACTATAGAATGAAACGTCTGGCAGATGTTAGCAAGAGTGCTCTCCAGAACGCAGACGTTCCCTTCAGGTTTCTCCCTGCTCTGACCTGCGGTCTTGCCTACTACCTGAGTTATAAGAGGGCAGGTATCCCTGCAGAGAGAACAGCTATTCTTAAAGCAAAGTACGAAGAACTTCTTACCAGTGCTTTGGATTCAGACAGAAACCGAGTGAGTCTTTTTATCACTCCCAGACTGCAGGTGGTATAAGCAAGTGGCTAAACTTTGTCCCAGAGGTAAAGCAGCTGCAAAGCGTAAGTTTGATGTATACCCCTCTGCCTATGCCAATATGTACGCCTCTGCTGTTTGTTCTGGAAAGGTCACTCCCGGTGGTAAGAAGAAGGGTAAGAAGAAAAAAGTAGTAGGGGCCAAGACAGGAGGTGGTCTAAGGAAGTGGGTATCTGAAGAATGGGTAGACATAGGAGCACCTAAAAAGAATGGAAAATATCAACCGTGCGGTAGAAAATCTACTACAGGTACAAAGAGAAAATATCCTAAGTGTGTTCCTCTTGCCAAGGCAAAAGGTATGTCATCTTCTGAAAAGAAGTCAGCTGTTCAACGTAAGAGAGCAGTTAAGCAAGGTGTAAGGGGTAAGCCCACCAATGTTAAAACTTTTGCAAGCAGGAAGAAGTAGGAATGCCTATAAAAAAAGGTAGCATGAAGGGTCACAGTATCAGCGGTGGACAGAAGAGACCCACCAAGTCTGGTGCTGGCATGACCAAGAAAGGCGTGGTAAAGTACAGGAGAGATAACCCCGGTAGTAAGCTAAAGACAGCGGTGACAGGGAGTGTTAAGAAAGGTAGTAAGGATTCAAAGAGGCGCAAGAGCTACTGTGCCAGATCAGCGGGGCAAATGAAGAAGTTTCCCAAAGCTGCAAAGAATCCTAACTCAAGACTTAGACAAGCTAGAAAAAGGTGGAAATGTTAAATGTCTTTTAAGAAAGGTTTCTTTATCAGTGATAGATCAGGCTTCAGGTACAGGCTTGACCAAAGAGTGAAAGAACCGGGAACAGACTTTATAGTTGCTAAGTCTGAAAGTGATGGTATATTTAATCTTGTAACCAATCCTCAGAATAGAGTAAGATTTCCAATAGACAAAGAAGTTATTAAAGATGCAAGGCCACCGGATAATTCTGACAGAAACCAAAGCTGGAGTGCAGTGACCACCGAATGGGGTGAAGAGACTACACAGTGGAACTTTATATAAGTGAGGAATAGAACAACATGGCAGACTTAACAAATGCCAAGATAGCCAATACCTATAAGGACCTGTTACAGGTAAATGCACAGACTTCTAATGCAGGGTTGGACGGCACCGTAAGGACTATTCAAGATGGAGGAGGAACTGCTTCTCCCATTGCCATGAGTACGGCTCAGTTAAACGTCACGGGACAGTTTGCTCTGGCAGGGTCTGTCTTGACTGCCACGGCAGATCAGCTTAATAGTCTGGCAGCAGGTGGTTTCACTGCCTTGACAGGAGGGAATGACACTGTTCTTCTCAGGATGGGCGGCGTCTCGGTATCCACTGCCACCACCAGCGCCACAGTCATAGTCAATCCTACGCTTAGTCTTACAGAGGTAGACGCTGCCACGGGTAGCTTTAACACCTCTCTCAGCGCAACTAACTTTGTAGCAGGTACAGGTAGCTTCACCACCAAGGTATCAGGCGTAGCAGCAGAGTTCTCTGGGAATGTCTCCGCTGCTAATGTCTACGCCTCTACTAATATTTTTGTAGGTGGTACTGCTGTTCCTAGTGCAGCTGCTATCACTTCTATCAACAATGCACATACCTCTACTAACAATGCTCTTGTAGCTGCATCTGCTGCACTGGCCACTAGCATTGGCACAGCTAACACTAGAATAACTTCTGTCAGTGACTTTGCAGTGGCACTCTCAGCTACCCTAGCCACCAGCATTGCCAACGTATCTTCCACAATGGCCACCAGCATTAACACTGCTAATACAAGAATTACTTCTGTTAGTGATTTTGCAGTGGCTCTTTCAGCTACACTAGCTACATCTATAGGAACTGCAAATACCAGAATAACTTCTGTAAGTGACTTTGCAGTGGCTCTCTCTGCTACACTGGCAGCTAGTATTGGAACTAGGTTACCTCTGGCAGGTGGTACGCTGACAGGCATTCTTAGCGCCACAGATGTATATGTCAGTGCTTTGGCAGTGGGTACAAATGCACTTTTGGGTAAGGACTTACACATTGAGAAAGCAGCAGTTGCTGATATACAAGCACTAACAGATGGTACAAACATCTCTGTAGATTTTAACACAGGCCAGAACTTTACAGTGACACTGGCAGGTAACAGAACTCTTGATAATCCTACCAACTGTGTAGCTGGACAGGTGGGTAGTATCTTTATTACACAGGACGGCACAGGTAGTAGGACACTGGCCTATGGAACTTCTTGGGACTTTATAGGAGGAGAGGCCCCTGTGCTTACCACAGACGCAGCAGGAGTTGATAGGCTAGATTATATTGTACAAACCTCCACAGATGTTCAAGCTCTGGTAACAAAGGCATATTCATAATGAGTGTTTTTAGTAACAATCTTCTTCTAGGTGCAGGTGGACAGAGTACAGGTCCAGTATTTGACCCAACTCTGATTGGTAACTCTGTTTGGTTGGATGGATCAGCAGATTTTTTAAAAAGGGATAATTTTGCATTATCTGCCGATGGTCGAAAAGAATTTATCTTTTCTATATGGGTTCAACGAAATGAATTTGGAAGGGCGCAAACTCAGTTCGATATATATCCAACTGGTTCTACTAGCTATAATGATGGGAGTCGTTTTATATTCCAAGCTGGTGATCAACTGCAATTTTCAGTTGGAGGTGGTGGATCATCTGGTGGACAAAAAGTTAGCAGTGCTAAGTATCGAGACATTAGCTGGTATCATGTCCTAATCAGCTATAATACCAATACTTCAGTCACTGCCGCATCTCGTCACCGACTGTTTGTCAACGGACTAGAGATTACTGATATTGGTACATACACTGCACCTCCTAACAATCAAAGCTGTCTTGGAAGTGGGACTGGAAACGCTGATCTACGAATTGGTAGAACAGAACACCCTGGAATCCCCTATCCCCCAAAAGCCTATTATGCACAAGCTTGTTATTTAGAAGGAAAATCATTCCAAGCTGGTGATTATGCTATTACAGATTTCCTAGATTCATTTACATTTGGAACTAATGGTTCTCAGTTTGTTCCAAAAGCTGATGCAGACATAGCTGCTCTTGCATCCACAGTAGGAGGTGCTAGCTTCTGTCTTGACTTTGCAGATAGTGCTGATCTGGGGAATGATATTAGCTCTAACGCTAATGATTTCACAACTACCAGTATGGCAGCGGCTAATCAGTCAACAAACACACCTAGCCATACTTATGCTGTTATGGATGTTCTAAAAAATGATGGTGCTAATACATCAACAATGGTTTTCTCTGAGGGAAATACAAGAGTCACTGGCACTGGTGGCTCAGATGGAGGAGCATTTTCAACGCTGCCATTGGTAACAACTGGAACAACAGAATTTCAAGCAACTTTTAATAATGGTGATGGGGTTGTCGGAATTTGTTGCTATGACAATCTACTAGCTGTTTCATCAAGTGCATCTCGAAATGTTACTGGTGGTCTTGGCGTTAATTATAATGCTGCATATGGTTATCAAGAAAATGGTGAGAAGGTTGTGCAACTTTCTAGTGGCGTCACTCGCTCTGCACAAGGCGCTGCACTTACGACTAATTCAGTTGTCACTGTAAGATACGATGCTGACTCTAACGAGATTACATTCTTAAAGGATAATGTTGTCCAAGGCAGTGCAGTTTCTACAGTCGCTGGTCTAACGTATTATGCTTTTGTGGCCAGATTCAATAACTATGACATTACTTTACATTTTGATTCTGCTGATTTTCCTCATACAATAGGGTCTGGCAATAAAACAATAAATACAGCTAACCTTACAGCACCAGAATATCAAGGAATAGACTACTTTAAACCTGTTCTGTACACAGGCAATGGAACTGCCATTGGTTCTGGTGGTAAAGCTGTCACAGGGGTTGGTTGGAAGCCAGACGAGGTATGGATTAAAAATAGAGATGCTACAGATGACCATGCACTATATGACATTGTCAGAGGTGTAACAAAACAACTAGAGTCTAATACCGCTACTGCCGAAAGTACAGAATCTGAAGGGCTAACAACCTTTGGGTCTGATGGTTTTACAGTTGGCAGTCTAGCCCAAGTTAACACCAACACAGAAGACTATGTAAGTTGGAACTGGCTTGGCTCTAATAGCACTTCAACCACATCTCCTGCTGGTACTATAGCCAGCACTTCTTCTGTTGCACGTGCAGGACATTTTTCTGTTGGGACATACACTGGTCAAACAGCGGCAGGGACTGTAGGGCATGGTTTAGGTGGCGTTGCTGAGATGGTGATTGTCTGGGACAAGGGATTCGCCAACTCTATTGCTGTGTATCATTATGGTGTAGCCAGTGATGCTGCGACTGATTATTTATTATTGAATCAAACAGATGCTGCTACTGACAACGCAACATTTTGGAATGACACAACACCCACTTCTTCAGTATTTTCAGTCGGCACAGGTAACAATACTAATGGCAATACAAGACCTAAGTCATTCCTAGCGTTCCGCTCAGTTCCCGGTGTCTGCAAGGTAGGAAGCTACACAGGAAATGGAAGTGCTACCGCTCCCCCTTATGTTTCAGTTGGATTTAAACCTAGCTGGGTTATGATTAAAAATGCTGCTGCGGCAAAAGATTGGGTTATTGTTGACACAGCAAGAACACCTATAAACACCGCTGAAAAATTCTTGTTCCCTAACTTAAATATTGCAGAGGCTGCAAGAGGAACAGCAAGTGGAAGTGATTATGACATAGACGTACTGGCAGATGGCTTTCTGCCCTACACCGCAGATAGTGCTATAAATGGCAATGGAAACACATTTGTGTACCTAGCAATGGCAGACATAGGAGGAAATGGTACGCTCCCTCCTGTGTATGGTAGATAATTTAAAGAAAGGAAAGTAGACTATGTGGGCAAGAATTGAGGATAATAAAATTGTACAAACAATTTCTAATCCTAAAGCAATGACACTTAATGATATTCAATATCCTAAATCAATCTTTACCAGAGCATGGACAGATGAAGAGAGGAAAGCATTGGGTATTGTACCTTATGTATATGAAGGTTCTTATAAAGATAATATGTTTTATAAAACTAGTGAATCTCAACCTTCTGTACAAGCAGACAAAGTTGTTGTCACCAGATCACAAATTGCTAGAGATATTGATGCTATTAAGATTACAATGAAGAATCATGTATCTTCTGTTCTTCAGAGTACCTTGGCACAGACTGATTGGATTGTGATCAGAGAACAAGACAATGGTACTGCAAAACCAGAAGACCTTGCCCAGTGGCGTACAGACCTAAGAGAAAAAGCTGCTGCTCTTGAGACTGCCATAGATGCAAAGTCAGATGTTGCAAGTCTTGAAGCAATGACTGTGTTTACACAGGCAATGGCAGATGCAGGTAAGAAAGCCTCAGAGTTTGACGAGTGGCCTTCTAATCCTAGAGAAAGTTTAGAGTGAGATGCTTGCTAAATTATTTCTTATTGCTTGTTTTACAATACTGCCCACTTGTATCTCAGCACAAGAAGTATGGAGCAAGGGAGATAAGGTAGCTGCATTTTTTATCTGTAAAGAAGAGAAAGATATAATGGACCTAGCACTGGCAGATTCTAAAAGTAGAGAAGTATATGCTAGTGAAGTTATGAGAAAGAGACTGTCTAGAGATTGTATTAGATTTATAGGACAACCTAAGTTATTTATAGTTGATGAAGTAATTACAAGCTATAAAGATTATAACAAGATAGAAACTTCTATAATGAGAATAACTACACCTGATAATATGGTAGCAGGTTACATAGTAGCTGCTGGAACACCAGCACAAGATAAAGGAATTTAGAGGTGAGCAGTCAGTTGACAGGTGTTGAGCTAGGAAAGATGATTCAAGCTGTGGATCAGTTAAGCACTGAAGTTGATAGGCTTTCTGTCAGGCTTGATCAACTTGAAAGTCAATTGGACAAAGGTAAGGGAGTTATCCTAGGAGTTTTTCTAGTAGCCTCTGGTATAGGAGCAGCAATGTCTGCTATTATACAAAAAGTATTTACGTCTTAGAGCAAGGAACAAAATAGATGGCATCTACATATACAACTAGAATACGTTTGGAAAAACAAGAGGACGGGGCTAACCCTAACTCTTGGGGAACTGTTCTTAATCAGAATGTTATTGATCTTGTTGACGATGCAATAGCCGCCTATACCACAATAGAATTAGCTGGTGCAGATGTAACACTGACAAACATTGATGGTCAAGCTGATCAAGCCAGAAGTGCTTTTATTGAACTAAAAGGAAATTTAACAGATAATGTTAATGTGGTTATACCTGCAAAATCTAAGAGCTACTTTATCAAAAACAAGACAACTCGTTCAGCCGCTGAAACTACCAAGATTAAAACTCTGGCAGGGGCAGGTGCAACTGTGGGAGTCAGTGCTAATGGATTCTTTATTTGTGACGGGGTGTCTGTTCATCAGTCCAATGCAGTTGGTCTAAACCTAGGTACTGCTTCAGAATTAGACTTTGGCACTGCAGATTCTAATCTTATACCTGTCTCCACCGCTGATATTAGATTTGTCAGAGTCTCTGTCTCCTCCACTGTGCCTTCAGCAAAGACCTTTACCAGCGCCGTCACCTTTACAGGGCCAGCAGTCACCCCCGTTGTCTCCCTGACAGACGCTGCCTCTGTTGCTGTTAATATGGCCCTTGGTAATAACTTTGCCTTGACCCTTGCAGGGAATAGAACATTAGAAGCACCCACAGGTGTAACACCGGGACAGACAGGTCATATCTATCTTGTACAGGACGGCACAGGTGGTAGAACACTTGCTTATAATAATGCCTACGTCTTTGTCAGTGGCACTGCTCCTACACTTAGCACAGCGGCTAACGCAGTTGATCTTCTTGTTTATAATGCACAGACCACCACTGCTATTTCAACTCTTGTTGTCAAGGCTTTCTCCACAGCTACTTAGAGGAATCATAGTTGTCTACACTATCACAAACAAAAAAGCTTAACTTTAGGCAAGGCATACACAGAGAGTCTACTCAGTACGCGGAGCAGGGTTCTTGGTATGACGGGAACAGGGTTAGGTTCAGGGACAAGAAACCAGAGAACATCAGAGGCTGGGAGGTTAAAACTTCTGGAACTCTGGTGGGAACTGGCAGAGATATTCTTACGTGGCAAGATAACATCACGCAGAAACACCTTGCCACTGGAACAGAGAAGTTTCTCTATGAATATGACAACGGGGTAACATACGATATAACCCCGGTTAGAACTTCTGTAAACCTGACCAATGCTTTTGGAACTACTCTGGACAGTGTAAGAGTCTGTGTATCAGACACTAACCACGGTCTCACCACTGGTGACTACGCAGTGTTTACGTCTTCCTCTGTCGCTACAGACTACACCTTTAATAGCACATTCTCTGTCAGTGTCATCAGTATAAACACCTTTGCTTTTGATAACACTGTCTCAGCAGGTTCTAACCAGAGTGCAGCGGGACACGCCACTGCGCGGTACCTGATACCTTCTGGAACTTCTGTAGGTATCACAGGCACAGGGTACGGAGCCTCTAACTATAACGCAGAGGTCTTTACCTCTGTTATCCTGACCAGTGTTGTAAACGTAGTAGCTGCCACGGTGGCTGTAAGTATAACCAGTAATGCCCATGGGCTAGAAGTAAATGACTTTGTATACTTTACCACTGCTACAACAGTTGGTGGTAACATTGTCCTGACAAGCTCTACTGCAGGAGGTCCTATCTTTCAGGTTCTCTCTGTGACAGATGTTAATAACTTTAGATTTAATTCTGCCATTGCTGCTGCTGCCACCAGTGCAGGGGCAGGGTTAGCCACTGCACAGTTCCTTGTAAACGTCAGTACCACTGCTGGGTATAGAACATGGAACTCTCCTGCTGTTTCTTCTGGCATTACCTTTGAAGCTGCCAACTGGCAACTGGATACCTTTGGAGAAATACTACTGGCCAATAAAAGAGGACAGGGTCTCTACCAGTGGTTCCCCACTTCAGGAGGAGATGTCAGATCAGTGGCTGTGACCAATGCACCTACCAGTGTCAATACATTTATTGTCTCTCCCAATGACAGACACGTTGTTTGTTTTGGTTGTTCTAACGTGGCAGGGACGAGAGAACCTTTACTTGTCAGGTGGTCAGATCAAAATGATTATACTAATTGGACGCCTTCTATCAGTTCTACTTCAGGAGAAAACACGCTTACAGGTGGTACTCAGATTGTACAAGGTATCAGGAGTAGAAACCAAATTGCAGTTCTTACTGATCATGTTCTATACGGTATGCGCTTCACTGGTCCTCCTTTTATCTTTTCCTTCACTGAACTAGGCACAGGGTGTGGTGGAGTCAGTCAACACGGTGGCATAGACATGGACGGTACACCTGTCTGGATGGGCCACGATAACTTCTTTGCTTATGACGGGAGGGTCAGGAGACTAGACTGCACTGTCAGGAGGTATGTTTTCTCTGATATAAACAGAGAACAGATGAACAAGATATACGCAGGGGTCAACTCAGAGTTTAAAGAAGTTACGTGGCTGTACCCCTCTGCTGATTCCACAGAGTGTAACAAGTACGTCTCTTGGTCCATGGAAGAAAACTACTGGGTATACGGTGATGCCATCTGGACTACTTGGGATGACAGAGATGTATATGATAATATTGTAAACACTGGTACCTCTGTGGGTACAACCAGAATATATGATAATGAGATACAAGACCTGTTCACAGGGAAGGGAGAGAAGATAGATTCCTTTATTGAGTCTGCTGACTTTGGCATAGGTGACGGGAACGAGATGCTCTTTGTTGACAGGTTGATCCCTGATGTTGAGATTAACAACGGTCAGCTTTCTTTTACCATACAGACGAAAGAGTTTCCAAACGGTGCTCTTAAAACAAAAGGACCTTTCAACGTGACGCAGAACACAGAGACAGTCAGGTTCAGGTCCAGAGGTAGGCAAGCTAGAATTAAACTAGAGAACAATGCCACGGGTACAGAGTGGAGATACGGTGATCTTAGACTAGACATACAAGACGATGGTCTTAGGTAGGAGGGGAAGATGGCAGCAGTTTACCCTACCCTTCCTGATCTCTACGGTTTAACAGACGATGAACTTCTCAGGACCTATACAGAGATACGCCAGTGGGCAGATGCTATTGTAAATGAACTAGAGGGAAGAGACCTAGACAGTGCACGTACTGGAACAGTTAGAATAAACAGGGCTGTATCCTCTGGTGAACTGGGACAGGCACAAGGTGGAGACATAGTATACGAGAGAAAGACGGGTAAGTTCAGAGGTTATGTAAGTGTAGCAGGTACCACCATTGGGTGGTCAGATTTTAATTCTTTTAGTTAGCAGGGCGCACAAATAGATGCAATATGATATGAATCAACTACTGAGTATTCTGGGTCAAGGTTCTTCCTATGCACAGGGAGGAACACTTATGCCTCCTCAAGGACAGAGTTCCACGGTGCTTCAGCCTATTATTGCTTCTCCTATTCCCACTGCTAGTCTAGGAGACAGAATGGTTCCTCCTCCTTCTGAGCCACAAGCTCAAGCAGACTATGACTTTATGCTGAATACTCTTAAACCTTCTCCTCTCTACCCCGGTGCTAGTTTTGCCAATGTCATGCCAGAGGGTTATAATGTACTAGGGAATATACAAGAAAACCAAGGCATGTCTCCGTATGATCAGAGCCAGAGGTCCATGGTCACGGGTACCACCACGGGGCAGCTTTCTCAGAATACACCTAATCCGGGGAACCAGACTATGCAGGGTGGTCTTTCTTCTCTTAGTAACTCAATAGGAACTTTCTCATAATGAATAGTATGCAGCAAGAAGTATCAAACCCTAGAATGCAGGCAGAGTCTCTGAAGCGTATGGGCAGGGGTCCTGATACGCAGCTTATTCATATGACAGACTCAGAGATAGGCGCGCTCAATGGTCTTTCTGGTCTGGTATTTAACGAACCACTGAGAACTAACCCAGAGACAGGTCTCCCAGAGGCTGGAATGTTTAAGAGGCTTCTTCCCACCATCCTTGCCATAGGCGCTGGTGCCTTCTTAGGACCTGCGGCGGCTCCTATGTTTGCTAGTATGGGAGCAGGAACAGGTTTAGCTGCAGGACTAGGTGCAGGTGTGGCAGCTGCTGGCGGTCACCTTGCTGGTCAGGCAATTGGAGGACAAGAACTAGACATAGGTGCAGCACTGATGGCAGGCGCAGGCTCTGGTATTGGTGCTGGGTTTGGTGCAGCAGGAGATGCTGGTGCAACATCAACAGCAGGAGATTTAGGTGTTGGTTCTCAGGGAGGAGTCGTTGACTCTGCATTAGGTTACAATCCTGCTGAGACTGTAGCAGGAAATTTTGCAAATTCTGTAACTGTTCCCGGACCTACACCTACTTTTGATTACGTTGGAGATTTAGAAGGAGCCATGAGTTTACATACAGGACCTGCAGGAGGAAATTTCTTAAATGCTGCTCCTTCTCCTTCAATTGAACAGTTTGTATCTAACGTTCCGTCACCTACAGAAGCCTTTAACTACCTAGCAGCAGACCCAATGAAGAGAGTGGCTCTTCCTCTGGGCGTGGCAGCACTCTCAGGAGAGCTAGATGAGCCTCTCCCAGAAGCTCCCTCTGGTCCCTCCAGAACACCGTTCACTCCTAAAGACTTTGACTTCACCCGGAGCAGGAGAGACCTAGACAGAGACGAAGACGGGAAGGTTTCACAGGAAGAGATTGCACAGGTGGTACAGGGTCTACCAGAGGGACAGAGTTCTAGGTTCTACACTCCCGGTGTCTTTACAGAGGCAGCTAAAGAAGGTGGTCTTCTTAGACTACAAACAGGCGGGAACATTCAAGAGGCCATAGGTTCTCTTACAGGGGGCGCAGGTGCCTCTATGCTTCCCATGATTGCACAGTCAGTTGTCAAGCCTAAAGATGAAGAAGAAGAATCAATCAGTAAAGGGTACCCCGTGGGCAAAGCAGGTACTGCCCCCGGTGCAGCCACCACGGGTGTTGCCGTGGGCGGTGGTCAACCTCCTCAACCCTTTCAAGAAGGTGGGCCTACAGCTTTAGAACTAGCACTAAGTGATGGTACTGGTTCTGGTGGTTTTGGTACAGGACTCGGTGGTACTGCTCCTTCACCTGCAAGCGGTGCTGGAGTCTCAGGATCAGGTGTAGGCGCTGGTCCAGCCGGTGGTCCCGGAACTGCAGGAGGAACAACTGGTGCAGGTTTCGGTTTTGGCATAGGTCAAGGAACTAATTCTGGTATAGATGCTGCCAATGCAGCAAACACTGCTGCAAGTGTTGCGGGGTTAGGCCTAGGTGCTCCGGGTCTAGGGCAAGTAGCCAGCGGAATAGCACAGGCTGGACAATATGCTGCGATACCTGAAGCACAGCGAGGTTCTTTGCAGTTTAGCTTTCCAAGTTTATTTGGACTTGGGCCAACCATTGGACAGCAGCATACAAACTTAACAACTCAGCGTGAATTAGATATTGGTTTGGCAGAAGCTGAAGAAGCAGAGGCACAAGAAGGTTTTAATGCAGCTATGGGTTTAGCGTCTTTAGCCATGGCAGAGGAAGATGCACCAGAAGATACTGGAGTTCCCGGTAAAGGGTCTCAAGAATCTGTTGCACAGGGCATAGCTTCTTTAGCTTCTCAGTCTATGGATACTTTTTCTGAAGGTGCTGGTTCTGGCTCCGGTGGCGGTTCTGGTTCTGGTGGTGGTGGGTTTGGAAGCGGCTCTGGTCCCGGCTCTGGATTTGGTGATGAAGGTTTTGGTGGTATTGGTGGTGAAGAGGGTGATGATAGTGGTAGTGGTAGTGGTGCTGGAGGGGATGATGATGGTGGTAGTGATGCTGCTGATGGAGAGGGTGGTTTCCAACAAGGCGGCTACCTAGGAGGAGTCTCCGGTAGAGCTTACGGTGGTCTCCTACAACTGGCAGGGGGAGGGAGTGTCCCTTACTTTGAAGGTAGAGTGATGCCCACAGGTAACCCCACAGAGGACGGCATGTCAGATAACATTCCCTTTGTCATAGCAGGGAGACAAGAAGGGGGACAGATGGGTATGCAACCTGCCGTTCTTTCTCCTGATGAGTACGTTATCCCAGCTGACGTGGTGTCTATGCTAGGAAATGGTTCTAGCACTGCAGGTGCAAATGACTTGGATCAGTTTATAAATAACTTTAGAATGGATAAATATGGTAGACCCAAGCAACCACCAGAGATGAGCGGAGGACTTAGTTCTCTTGCATAAAAAAGGACACAATGAAACTAATAAGAATAGAACAGAACTGTGTTGAGGTTACATGGCCTTATGCAAAAGACTTTATTAAAAAAGCTTTAGATATTAGTAAAGGAGAACGTGACCTAGATGATATCTACCTATCCCTACTCCATGGTCAGATGCAGTTGTGGGTTCTGACCAGTGAAGAAGATGGTATATTTGGAGCCTGTATTTCACAGGTGGTGGAATATCCAAAGTACAAAGTGTTTATGGTTCCTTGGGCAGGTACCAAACCACACACTATAAAGAAATGGTATTCTTATATTTTTGGTGAAGATTCTCCTCTGGAGAAGTTTGCAAAAGAACAAGGAGCCAGAAGATTAGAACACCCTGTAAGAGACGGTTGGTTAAAATTCACTAAACAGCACAACTTTGAAAAGTACTATACTACCATTGTAAAGGATATTAAGTAATGGACGTAAAACAACTTATCAGTGACTTTTCCATAGGGGAAAAGATTGAACTGTACAACTGCTTGTACACTGACCTATCTGGAAAAGGACTAGGCGGTGACACTGAGCTTGCCCATGTAAATCCTGAAGAGATGGCGGTACTCCGTGCCATGGGCGGTGCAGGTACAGTCAACCCTAATACAAACCTTATGCAATTTGTGGGCGGTGGTGGAGGTGGTCAGCAAGCTGCTGCTCCCGCTGTTCAAACACAGGTACAACAGAGTGAGTTTCCCACAGAGCTTAAACCTTTTATTCAGGATATCTTTGGGAAAGCGCAGGCTATTCAAGAGAACAAAGAAACAGAAGGATTCCAAGCTTTCCAAGGTCCTCTCCAAGCAGAGTTTGACCCTGCCCAGACTAAGTCTTTTGAGCAGATAGAAGCCATCCCCGGTGCTACTAAACCACTCTTTGACGATGCCACTACTCTGGCACGTAGTGCTTCTGGTCCTCTCCCCACTGCTGAAGAACTACAAGCTGCCTCTAATCCTTTTGTCAGGAATGTCATTGACATACAGAAGAGAGAAGCAGAGAGAGTTTCAGATGTACAGGGACAGAAGCAGGACGCTGCAGCGGCACAGGCAGGAGCCTTTGGAGGTTCCAGAGCAGCTATACTAGAGGCAGAGAGACAGAGGAACTTGAACCAGCAGCTGGGTGACATAGAAGCACAGGGACAGCTTGCTGCTTTCCAAGACGCTCAACAGAGAATAGCGCAGCAACGTGGGAGAGAAGCTTCCGGGGCCACTCAACTAGCTTCCCTAGGTTCTGCCATACCTGCTCAACAGTTGAAAGAACTAGGGGCGCTCTCAGGCGTGGGCGCTGCCAGACAGACGCAGGCCCAGAGGGGTATTGACCTTGCCAGACAAGAGTTTGAAGCAGAGGAAGCTTTCCCCTCTCAGACCCTGCAAGAGTTCTCCTCTGTGCTCAGAGGT